GTGAAACTGACAAGGGTGTTACATTCCGTATGCCTGCTCCGTTGGCTAACCGTTTCGTTCACTTGGAAATGACAGTGGATTGGGACGACTACTTTGACTGGGCCGCTGAAAATAAGATCCACAAAGATGTGGTAGGCTTTTTGACATTCAGCAAGAAAGACTTGTACGACTTTGATCCAAAGTCTAGCTCACGTGCCTTTGCTACTCCACGTAGCTGGTCATTTGTTAGTGAACTGTTAGTTGACGATGACTGCGACAACGATACATTGACCGATTTGACTTCGGGTGCAATTGGTGAAGGTCTTGCTGTTAAGTTTATGGCTCATCGTAAGATTGCATCTAAAATGCCTAACCCAGAAGACATCTTGTCAGGTAAGGTTAAAAAGATGGACTCAAAAGAGATTTCAGCAATGTACTCTTTAACTATCTCATTGTGCTATGAACTCAAAGATGCTAACGAGAAAAAGTCTAAAACTTGGAATAATCAAGTAAACAACTTCTTTGAGTTTATGATGAAGAACTTTGAAACTGAGTTGGTTATTATGGGCACTAAATTGGCATTGTCTAGTTACAAACTGCCATTGGACCCAGATGAGATTGCGTGTTTTGACGAGTTCCATACCAAATATGGAAAATACATCTCGGCAGCTACAGAGAAAAACTAAACAGTTTTAACCTGGTTGACACCGCCTTCGGGCGGTGTTATAATATATACATACAGCAAACAGGAGTAGAGATGTCACACGTAGACCCGATTATAGACAAAATTATTGTAGCTCGCGTAGGCTTGCTACTACGTCATCCGTTTTTTGGTAACATGGCGACTCGTCTTAAAATTCAAGACGGTAGTGAATGGTGCCCTACTGCCGCAACTGACGGCCGCACTATTTTCTTTAACAGAGAATTCTTTACACCAATGACAACTAAACAAATTGAGTTTGTCATTGCACACGAAATTATGCACAATGTATTTGATCACCTTGGTCGTCAAGAGGGTCGAGATAAACGTGTATTCAATATTGCCGCAGACTATTGCGTAAACGGGCAATTGGTACGTGATCGAATTGGCGATTTGCCGCCTAAAGAAATTAAAATCTTCCACGATCCAAAATACTACGGTAAAAGTGCAGAAGAAATTTATGACGAAATCTACGAAAAGTATGACGAAGAGCAACTGCAAGCATTAGGTCAATTGCTAGACGATCACGTAGACTGGGGTAAAGGTAACGGTAGCGGTGACGATAATCAGCAAGGTAACGGTGGTCGCCCAAGCTATACCAAAGAAGAATTAAAACAAATCCGTGATGAGATCCGCGAAGCAACAATGCAGGCGGCACAGGCAGCGGGTGCGGGTAATACTCCGGCTAGCGTACAACGCATGATCAAAGAGTTAACCGAACCTAAGATGAACTGGCGTGAGATTTTGCGTCAGCAGATTCAAAGTACTATCCGTAATGACTTTACGTTCCAACGTCCTAACCGTAAGGGCTGGCATATGAGTGCTATTTTGCCAGGTATGAATTATGATGAAACAATCGACATCTGTGTTAGTATTGATATGTCTGGTAGTATCGGTGATGAGCAGGCTAAAGATTTCTTAAGTGAAATTAAAGGCATCATGCAAGAATACAAAGACTTTAAAATTAAATTGTGGTGTTTTGATACACAGGTGTATAACGAAGCAGACTACGATGGTTACTCAATGGACGAGTTTGACGACTACGAACCTGCCGGCGGAGGTGGTACTGAGTTTGATGCCAACTGGGAATACATGAAAGAACATGATATCAACCCTAAAAAGTTTATCATGTTCACAGACGGCTATCCATACGGCTCTTGGGGCGACGAACAGTATTGCGATACTGTATTCATCATCCACGGTAACAATACTATTGTTCCACCGTTTGGTGAATATGCTTACTACGACTTAGACGATGCAACTAGAAACTGATGCATTTAGCAATGGGCAAGTCGATAGTAAACTATGGGCCGCTGTTGAGTTAGAGAAATGTGTTATTGAAAATAATATCGGCTCCCTAGATATGTACATACTAGGGGGCTGGTATGCTTTGTTACATTTCATGTTACAAATAAGAAATAACATTACAATAAATTCCTGTAGAAGTTTTGATTTAGATCCGAGTGCGTGTTCTATGGCTAATGCTATAAACAACACTTGGGAGAAAAATGATTGGCAGTTTAGATCATATCCCCAAGATATAAACACTCTAGACTATCCATTACATGTCAATTGTGTTGTTAACACTATTACCGAACATGTTAAAAGTAGAGATTGGTTTGATCGTATTCCTAAAGGAACACTATGTCTTATTCAATCAAACAATCTAGTACATCAAGATCATGTATCTACAGTTAATAGTATTGACGAATTAAAAAGTGCGTTCCCATTGGATCAACTCATGTACGAGGGCATTAAGGCGTTAGACTCTTATACAAGGTTTATGATTATAGGAACAAAATGATGGCACTTAAGAACGGTAAACCAAATCCGCTAAACTTCTTTAATCTACGTAGAGTTGAGTTTTGTGCTCCTCATTTTAAATATACATCTATAGACAAATATAGCCCAACATTAGTTAGAAGTTTAGACAAGTGGATTAAACAAAATCTAAACGGCAGATATTACATTGGGCAGTCACTAGCATTAGATCACACTAATACTATTGTGTACGTAACTAGTCTAGGATTTGAGACTGAAAAGGAACTAACTTTCTTCAAGATTGCCTGTCCTGTTTTAGAAACAAGATAAATTATACTATAGTTTTCGAATAAGGAGATACTACATGGCTGAAGAAAACAAAGAAGTAACGCAAAATACAGCACCTGCCCAAGAGGGTCCTGAACTCAATATAAACGATTTAAATGCTCTTAGAGTTATTATCGATATTGCAAGTTCTAGAGGTGCATTTAAACCAAATGAAATGGTAGCTGTTGGACAAACTTATACCAAGTTATCTACCTTTTTAGATACTGTTGCAAAAACTGCTGAAGGAGCAAAATAAAATGGCTGAACTTAAACACGTAGGTCGAATCATTTCGACCGGTAAGAAGTGTATTGTAGCATTTCGAACATTACCAGGAGATTCAGATCGCTGTTTAATCGTTCCGACTGAAAATTTACCCGATTCATATCACGATGCAATTATTAACTTAGTTGAAAGTAACGCTGGTCAAAGTGCATACGAATTCGGTGAAGTAATGTGCCGTAGTAATTTCCCCGACGGAAGTATTATGTTGGCAGCATTGCATGTTCAACAACGTATGCAAAGTGTAGGTACTAGTGAAATTGAAATGTTACCAACTCCGGCAACTTCAATTGTATTGTCTGAACTTAATCAACTTATTGCGGAACAGCGTGGTTTAACTGTAGGTGATTTATCTATTAAGAATCCATCAGTGATTGATCCAACAGTTGAAGTAACTGAGATCGGTGCGGCTCATGATATTAGCCCAACACCAGGCGAAGACTTACATAAAACTGTAGAAGAAAGAAAAGCAGAGGCAGCTCTTGCACACTTATCTCCAGAAGATCAAGCTAAGAAATTTCGAAGCGATGCTGATCGTCTAAGCAAAGAGGCTGCAGAACTACGCAGACAAGCAGAAGCATTAGTACCGACTAAGAAAAAGGCCGTTGCCGTAGAGTGAACAAATCTGGGAAGTCTCTCCCAAAAGATGTAATAGCACATTGGCCAGAAGTATTCGGGGAAGTTAAAGTAAACGTTCTCCCCTTACGATATCTTCATTCGGTGCTAGTAAACTTTAAAGACGGAAAAACTTGGGAAATAAAAATAACAAAACAAACCCGGGACGCTGGTTGGAATCATTTTGAAAAGTCTATTTCTGAACTTGTAAAAAATTACGAAGAAAAGATAGACAACGTTGATTTTAAACTTGACACTGATCGAGTTAAAAAAGACATGACAAAAGGAACAGATAAATTTTTAAAACGAAAGCTAAATTAAATGAATGTTAAACTACTATCCTATTCACAACCAACGCAAGAGTTTGCTTCTATGGGCATTGATGATGCGCAGGAACTCATTGCGTATTGTGCCCGTGTGTCCAATCCCAGCAACCAGTTCAACACTGAAACAAGTGAAAAACTCATCAACTACCTTGTCAAACACCAACACTGGTCACCTCTTGAAATGGTATCAGCATGTATGGAGATTACGACAACTCGCGATATTGCACGACAAATCTTGCGCCACAGAAGTTTCAGCTTCCAAGAGTTTAGTCAACGATACGCTGATCCAACAAAAGATCTCTCGTTTGTACTTAGAGAAGCAAGACTGCAGGACACAAAAAATCGACAAAACAGTATAGAAACCTCCGATGCAGAATTAACTGCTTGGTGGGATGCACAACAGAAATTTGTAATTGAAAATGTGCAACGTATCTATGCAGAAGCAATTGAGCGTGGTATTGCTAAGGAGCAGGCCCGTGCAGTACTACCCGAAGGTCTTACAGAAAGTCGTTTATATATGAATGGTACACTACGTAGCTGGATTCACTTTATTGAATTGCGTAGTGCAAATGGTACTCAGAAAGAGCACCAAGAAGTTGCCATTGCCTGTGCCAAAGCTATTGCTGAGATATTTCCAATGACCACATCTCTTGTAGCCAAGTAAAGTCATTTATCTTCTTCAATGCCTCTATATTAGAGGCATTCTCTTGACCGTACTGTCGGCCGGCGAGTGCGCCTTTTAAGGCATTTTTGTCAGTTGTCTTAGTACACCACACTTCTAATCGATCAGCTGTTTCTACATTAGACTGACGGTCAATTACTTTACTAGCTAGTTTGGCACATTCGCGAAATGCTCCCTTCCATGCTTCAAAAGGAGTTGTGGCAAACTCAGTTATGTTACTAACTTCGTTGATAATTTTAACATTATGACTCAATCCTGTAGTAACATCAACAGTAGGTTGTTGATCTAACAGTAGGTGTTTAGGTAGTAATTTAATTCCACCATAGCCGTATTCTAATCCGTTTACTGGATTTTGGCTGTGCCACACATGTACTGTATCAAAATGATCTAAACTAACTTCGTATGTAAATTTAAAACTGTCTAATACATTAGCATCTGCATCAACTATCCATAAGAAATTAGTAGCACTTGATTTGGCGGCTTGTTGGTGTGCTTCAAATATACCTTTAACACCGTTTACTCTATTTGCATGTGGTACACGTTTTTTTAATTGTTTCCAATTTTCATCGGCATAAGTTTCGTTATAACTTATAAAAACAACATCGTAACACACGGGAGTTTTTAAATATTTTGTTGCCACTAGAGGTTTTGCAGATGCAAAAGAATCTGCATTTAATTCCGTTTTATTTGGCACTAGATAAATGTTAGTACCGTTAGGGTCTTGCAAATAAAATACTCGATTAAAAAAACTAGGTACAATATTTAAAAATTGAAAATTTAATGTTTGTATTGTTGGAATAATCCAAAACATTTTTGTACGTATAGTTTTAGAATACTTTGTAACAACTTCATTATAGCTAAGAGAATCATTAGCTACTTTTGCCAGTGGATGTAATTCCTTAGCGTGAGCTAATGCACTGTCCGGCCATTCTGCACGATGATAAAAGATAATGTCGTACATTACTCTTTATCTAAGGCGTTATTAGATATCCTAGTTTGATCAGCGTGTACGTGTTTAAAGAATCGACTTGCACTTTCATCGAGAGTCGATAAGGGAATATCCAACTGCGGACTAATTAAATCTCCGAAGTTCTTTATATATTCAAGAATGTTGTCATTGTCAATTGTACCTTCTACAGTATCTTTCCACAATGTTCCAAGATATTCAAAGTCCCTAACTTGTACATAATCCCAATCAGTGCAATTGGTCAAATAGCAACCTTGCCTTGCGCCAAGTATAGCCCATAAACCGTTTTTAACATCAGCACCCACATTCATCCAAATTAACAATCGATGTAGATTTTTCCAATGCACTTCACGTTTAAAATTGTTGTGCTTAACTCTTACACCGCGATCTAAACTCATTTTAACACCTTCTCGAAAACCCGCTCTCCATGCTTGAAATGGAGTGCCGTTGTTATGTACTTGGCTAAAACAACTGTTCATTTGAATGTATTCTGCATCCCAACAAAAATCTACTTGGGCGTTTGGATCATCTTCGGGAGCGTTTTCATGTGTCTTCATTGCTAACACATATTCTTTAGGCCAAAGTTTTAGTCCACCGTTGCCGTACATTAGTCCATTGATTATGTTGTGACCGCACCAACTGACCACACACTTGGATAAATCTTTATTTTCATCAAAATCTATTTCTTGGTTAAAGAAATCTTCATGAACAATGTTATCGCCATCTACTGTAACAAATCGATCAGTGTCGCTTATTCTAGCACATTCTTTATGGGCGGCGTCGCTGCCTTTTACTCCATGCACACGTTTAGCCCAAGGTACTTTGTTTAATAAGTCTGCATAATTTTTCTCAGCATTTGGTTCATCATAGCTGAGATAGATAATATCAAAATCAATAACTTTAAACTTTTGACTCATTTAATATCCTTAACCCGTATGTATCAAAGAATTTCTTTGTAACAATAATTATCTTTGTTTTGTCTGCTTCTATCTCAAATTCATGAGGAATAAAATATGTTTTTTCTTTTACTAGACTATCTAAGGCAACAGATATTGTTCTAACTGGAAAGTTTTTGTTTCCATTTACACATAGATAAAACTCTAAATTTACATCTAGAATTTTCTGTTGCAGGCCAATTTTTAAATCTTCTCGAAGAGTAAATCCCCAATGTTTTACATCAATATGGTTTTCAACAGTTAAAGAATTTTCTAAACTGTTAGTAATGTTTACTGATGCTAACGAATTGAAATTTATATCATTACTGACTTTCTTACTTACTAGAGTAATTTCATCTTTTTCAAAAATAATTTTAAAATCGTTAAAGTTTTGTTTGCCCTCTAAGAATGATTTTATATCTTCATAGGGCATTGTAATAAACGGATCGTCAGTAGCTCGACGTTCGTTTGTCATTGAAATAATTGTTCCAGTAGTTTTATCAAAATAAACTAAAAAATTATTATCAATAATGCTAACATTAGTAGCTTGCTCTAACTCTTCTTCTGTGAGGTATTCTATTTCTTCAATTTCGTTTTCCATGGTACACCTCTTCTAATGCACTTATAATAGTGCTGTCTAAAAAATTATTTTCAACATAATGAAAAATACCAGTTTGTTGAATGTTTGATACAATTAA